CAATGGAAAAACACCATTAAAGAATACATCTTTACACATCTTCCTGAATATAGAGAATTACAGATAGATATGTTCAGTGATGCTAGAAACATTACAGTTTCTCTCACCTCACCTATTCAAATGATTAAGGTTTTTAGTAAGCTCGGTATTCCTACAAAGGATAGAGATGGTAAGGACAGTATTAACGAGAGCATCATCTCTAAATCTTCACATGAGTTTGTTACCATGTGGCTTAAGTTTCAAGAAGCCAATCATAGAGTGTCTACATTTGGAGATACAATATACAAACAAATAGAAGGAGAAAGAATTTACACTTCATTCAATCCTATGGTGGACACAGCTAGACTATCTACCAGGAGAGGTGGTATTAATTTCTTAAACTTTCCTTCTGATAAAACTACAAGAAATTCTTTTGTAGCTAATGAGGGAAATGTTATGGTTGTTTGTGACTGGTCTGGTCAAGAAACTGTTATTGCAGCAGATCTATCTGGAGACAAAGCTATGACAGCTTCTGTAGTTGATGGTGCTGATTTGCATTGTTTGTTAGCTAGAGTGTTGTTTCCTGAGATAGAAAGTTTGTCTGATGAAGAGATAATAAAAAATCACAAAGACAAAAGACAAGCATCTAAGAGTCCACGCTTTGCAATGTCTTACGGGGGCAATGCTTACACTATTCATTTGAACGAGGGCATTCCCTTGAATAGAGCACAAGAGATAGAGGATGGCTTTAAAGAGCTTCACAGTGGACTATATGCTTGGGGTGAAACAGTGTTTCAAGAGAGTGTTAAGAATGGATGGATTGAGTCTGCTGATGGATGGAAGCTAAAACTTCCTAAATATGAAGAATTCTGTTCTCTGGAAGAGAAAGTGAAGAAAATAACAAAAGCAGAATGGCAAGCTTACAAACAAGGTAAAACTGAATACAAAAAACACTTGGCAGACAAAAAATATGTTATTCAAAACAAAGGATGTGTTGATGCATATAGAAAGAAGAAAAAGTTTGTATCTAGTTTCTTTAAGCTAAAGTCAGAATACCAGCGTTTGTGTCTTAACAATCCTGTTCAAGCTAGAGGTGCAATGATGCTTAAAAGAGCCACAGCTAGGTTGTTTAATTGGATTTTAGAGAACAATTATACATGGAGAATCAAGATTGTTAATACAATTCACGATGAGATTGTTCTTGAATGTGAAGAGTCTTTAAAAGACATAGCTAAATCTATGTTAGAAACATGTATGGTGGAAGAAGGTAATTATTATTTATCAACTCTTAAAATAAAAGCTGATGCAAACTATGGATGTTCCTGGGGACAAGCAAAGTAAAATAAATAGAATTAACATTGGTGATCATCTATTACAATACCAATTAAATATGGTGGGTAAAACCATGGCTGATGCCTTAAAAGATGATATGTGGTTTTTCAATTGGACTATGACAGAAGAGCAATATACCCAATTTAAAGGATATGCTATTCCATTGATTAGAAAAGTGTTTAAATGTAATAAAGGAAAAGCTGAAGAAACATTTTCATGGTTTAATCTTCAGTTTGGTTTAAGAATACAATAAATGTGTCTTATTTTTGGATTAATGGCGGTCTTAGGATCGCCATTTTTATTTACCGTTTAAAACTAATATTGTGAACAAATTACCGTATGTATATGATGATTTTGAAAGAGAATTTCGTAAGGATTATATATATTTGTTAGAACAGCAAATGGAGGAAGAACAGGCTTTTTGGGAAGAACAAAATAGAAAACCTGCTAATATAATTGTACTAATAGATGAAAATATAAACCTTAAAAAACATGAAAAAGCTAAACGATTTGACATTTGAGCAATTTAGACACATCCAGAATAATGGATATTCTTTAGATGTGCTCTATCTATTGACATTGGTTCAAAAAGGAATGGATGTTAAAGCTTCTTGTGAAGATTCTGTAAAACTAAAAGCCCTATATCAAACCCTATATAGAAAAGGTCTTGTTACAGAGGAAGGCTCTCTCACATTAATTGGTGGACAGCTATTAAACTTTGTTGATGAAGATGCTCCTGCAGAGAAAATAGTGAAGAAACTTGTCACTGATAGTGATTTTGATATATGGTGGAAGACCTATCCAGGAACTGATACATTCACTTACAGAGGTGTTAGTTTTTCAGGTAGTAGAGGTTTGAGAAAAGACAAAGAGCAATGTAAACTTAAATTTGATAAAATTCTTAATGAGGCAGAACATACAGCTAAAGATTTGATAGCTGCTTTAGAATACGAAGTGATGCAAAACAAAGAGAATTCTATTAAGAACAAATCAAATAAATTAACATATATGCAAAACAGTCTTACATATCTCAATCAAAGAACATTTGAGCCATTTATTGAGCTCATTAAAGAAGGAAACACTATTGTAAAACAAACTATTGTATCAGGAGGTACAGACATATGAGTTTTGAAAACTTAAAGAACGAAGTGCAATTGGGTATAGATGGTAGGAATATAGGAATACCCATGGGATTCAATAGACTCAATAGATATATAGGCATTAGAAAGTCTATGTACACATTGGTGGGTGGTTTGACAGGTTCTGGTAAGACATCATTTATTGATGATGCTTTTGTGCTCAATCCTTTTGATTGGTACATTGGTGAGAAAAACCCAGGAGTTAAGCTTCGTATAGTGTACAGATCTATGGAGCGTAGCAAGACATACAAACTTGCAAAATGGGTGAGTAGAAAGATCTTTATGGATCAAGGCATTCTTATTCCTGTTCCTAAACTATTGGGATGGACAGAGAAAATGACTCATGATGAACATGATGTTTTTCTTATGTATGAAGACTATATTGAGAAGATGAATGATGTTATTACAATTATTGATGGTCCAGAGAATCCTGTAGGTATTGCTAAGGACCTAAAGAAACATGCTTTGTTAAATGGAACAATTGAACAATTAGATGAGTTTAACAAAATTTATGTTCCTAATAATGAGAATGAGATAACAATTGTTGTTATAGACCACATTGGTTTGTTAAAGCTCACAAAAGACCAAACTACCAAAAAAGCAGCTATTGACAAAATGAGCGATGAGCTAAGGTATGCCAGAGATTTTTATGGATATACACCCGTAGTGGTTAGTCAGTTTAACAGAGACATTAGTAATCCAATGAGAATAAAGAATGGTGATGTAGAGCCTCAATTAGAGGATTTTGCAGACAGTTCTTCTACACAAAACGATGCTGATGTTGTTCTAGCTCTATTTGATCCTATGCGCTATAAGGTGGCAGATCCTTCTGGATACACTTTAGAAAAGCTTAAGGATGATTATGGTGCTAAGTATTTCAGGAGTCTCAGATTGATTAAGAATAGCTATGGTGAGGACGATATAAGAATAGGTCTTGGTTTCTTAGGTCAAATAGGTATGTTTAAAGAGCTTCCTAAGAGAAGAGATATGACTGATGGAGATTATGAATCAGTGATAAATAAATCATTCTTTTTAAATAAATAACTATGAGTTTACAAAATGAATTACAAAAAGAATTTGTTCAAAAAGGTGTAGAGTTTTTCAAAACAAATAAACAAGGATATTACAACCTTGCTATGAGATTTGGTAAATGTAAAACAACATTAGATCTTCTTTCTGAGCTATATCCTTTTGACTGTACAGTGCTAATAGCCTATCCAGATAACAAACTAAAGGAAACCTGGCAAAGCGAATGTGCTCTATGGAAATACGATAATCCAAACATTACATATGTAAACTTTAGTTCCTTGAAGAAATATACAGAATATGGGTTTGATGTTTTGGTGATAGATGAGTTTCATTCTGCTTCAGAAAATGAAATAGAGTTTGCACAAGAGATAATTGACAATTGTAATTATACAATAGCTCTATCAGGAACTGTTAGTGATGATACAATAGACAAATGGAATCTTAAAGAGATAGCATGCTACAGTACAGAACAAGGAATTGAGGACAATATTCTTGCAGACTACAAGATTACAGTGCATGTTGTTGATTTAGATGATGTTGTGAAGATTAAAGATAAAAACGGAAAAGAAAAGACAGAGAAACAAAGGTATAATGGGTATAGCTGGGTGATTGAAAAGCTAAAGAGACAACGTGAAGATTTTATGCACTTAGCTCTATCGAGGAACAGGCTCTCTCTATCCTCTATTGGTAAAATGAACCATGTAAGACAACTCCTGGAGAAACTATCTGATAAAAGGGTGCTTGTGTTTGCAGGACTGGCTAAAGTGGCTGATGATATAGGAATTCCTTCCTATCACAGCAAGTCTAAAAATAATGATGCATATATAGGATTTCAAAAAGGTGAGCACAACCATTTAGCATTGGCTGCTATGGGTAAAATGGGTGTGACATATACAAATCTAGATTCTGTTATTTTGTTAAACTTTACATATAACGCAGAAGAAACCTCTCAAATATTAAACAGAGCAATCAAACTAGACTACCAAAGTAAAATGGCTGATCTTCACATTATTTGTTTGAATGAAGCCCCCGAATTAAAGAAGATAAAAGAAAGTCTTTCTATGTTAGATGAGTCAAAAATAACCTACTCATAGCTTTGAAATTTAAAGAATTTTAATTATCTTTATAAAAAAAAATAAATTATGGCAAGTAAATTAATTGGTATTGTTGGAGCTACAGGTACTGGAAAGAGTACAGCTATCAAACATTTGAATCCCACAGAAAGCTACATAATTAATGTGGCAAAAAAAGAGCTTCCTTTTAAGAAGTCTGAACAGATGTACAATGTAGAAAACAAAAACTACAAAGAAGTTGATGACATTACAGAAATTACAAGGTTGTTAAAAACCATTTCTGATAAAGCTCCTCACATAAAGAATGTAGTGATTGAAGATTCTAATTACATGATGGCTTTTAGAATGGCAGATAAGGCAACAGAGATTGGTTACACAAAGTTCACTATTCTTGCAAAAGATATGGTGGATTTATTCAAAGAGACTCGTAAACTACGAGATGATTTAAAAATATTCTATTTCACACACCCTGAGACTA